GGTTTAATGACTAGTCGACGTAGTCGACGTTGTGTTAACTAATCCTTCCTTAACTAAAGGCTTGCTTGGAACACCGTTACGTGCTCGGTTCGGTCCTTTAGGGGGATTAGATTTATTCACAGTGGTTCGCTTTGGTTTCTCCGTCACTTTGGAAACGGTAGTCCAGGAATTATCCACTGGAAGATTAACTGCCACCTTCTCGGGTTCAGGTGTAACAGGAGCATCAACAGTAGGAATAATACTGTCGGAGATATCAACTTTACGCTTCTGGGGGCGTGGTTTATCAACCCAGGTGCCGTCAGCTACCTTCTTTGCTTTGAATAAATCGAACTTTTCCTTCAACTCCTGAGGAGTCTTCCTAGTTAACTGTGAATCGAATGTTGAACCGACTGGTAAAATAGTGCCATCTGCAACGACTAGAACACCTGATTTGGCAGGCTTAGGTTCTTGTAAAAGTGGAGGATTAAGAAGATCTTCCAACTTCGTTGTAGTGTCTAACCAATCTAGAAAGGGTTTAACTCTGGCATTAGGTAATACTGTGGAAACGTAGTCATCCATCCAAGCTGCAGGTTCATTCCTGTATTGCTCATCCTTTGGGTACATTGAGCCCCAAATTCTCATTGCTTCTGTATCCTCATGGACCTCAACAGGTGTAACATGAAGAAACATAACACGACGAACAAATGGACCAAGAATTGGCGTAAACTCATCGGTGAGTAAATATGCACGACACTTCTCAATCAACTTCATTACAGGTGTAACGCTCGGTTTAAGACTTACTGTAACATGAATCTTAGTTAACTGTCTGGGAAGGTCACAACACGAGTTGAGATCACCTAACCAAACTAAAGGGGAATAGGTTCGAGCCAAAAACTTGACTCCAAAACAATTTTTAAGGATAGCTTCAGCCTCTACGACTTGTCCGATCAACGCCGCAGCTCTCTTATAAGCCGCTGGATTCACGTCTGAAGTAACTCCATCATCTCCTCCATATATACCAAGGTGTTCCCAAGCGGACACAGGTGAGTGCCCGGCTAAACGCCCTTCTAGGTAAGATGTGAAGGAATTTGTGACCCCATTAAAACTTGCGGTTTCCGGAGATCCTGAGAGTCTTGAATACCCAGTCTCATAGGAAACACCTTCAGTAGTGAAGGCTTTAAGGCCATACTGTGAGCGATGTAGCTCAATCAGCTTAGGATGATGTTCATAACGGAACGCTCTCAACAAACAAATTCTCTCTAAAACACGCATGACATTAGATCCATGGCCGTCGAACTTACTGAAATCTGAGTTGGTTATTGAAGCTTGAGCTCCAACACACACCTCCACAACTCTCTCGGATATTTCCAGAGGGGTCTTACCAAATGCATACCACTTTTGGGTCTTGAGACACTGCTCAGCAAAAACATAAATGAATAAGGAGTACGCAGCTTTGTCAACACCATTTATGGTTGATATGAGGCGTGGCGCTTTGGCACAGTCCCCATATGACTCCTTCTTTAAGAACGAAGCCACATAGCGTATAAAATCTGCACACATGCCATCAGATTGATCAAGGATCATTCTTTGGCTAGGTCGATTTTGGCGATCCTTTAACTCATCATTGTCAGTCGGATTAAGTGTGTTAGCTAAGCGATCAGGGATCAGAAAGGTTGCATACTCCTGAATACATTGCATCAAAAAAGGGCTAATGTGTAATAATGGAGGTTGTACCTTAGTGACACGCTCTAAAGCGGCTTGCTTTTCAGACTCAATTCCTCGATCAGGAACCCAACAATCTGAGACGATTGGGGACATAAAGGATACGAGGAGACTCTTGTTAGCTGGGTCATAAGTAGTAGGGTTGAATTGGTAACGTCGAATCGATTCTTCAACGGGGCAA